ATTAAGGTTGATGAGAAACAGGTCATCTCAAGAATTGGATGGTAAATTAGGTGAATTCTTTGCAGTAGCAAATATACCTGGTACAAGTGGTACTGATTTAACACATTTAATAAAAGCAGAAGGTTATCTTGCACATAAATGGGGATTAACAAGTTCCCTACCAAGTGACCATACATATAAGAATTCGGCACCTTAATATTTATAGTATAGATGGATTATAAAAAAGTAATAGATAAGTTAGTAAGAGAACTCTCATATAGGGTAGGTATCCCTGATGTAGAAAATAAAGAACACCAATCAATCATGTCTGAGATTCTTTCAGAATGGGGTGAGTATGATGTAAAAGAAACTATCTTTGAATTTCTAACTAATGAAGATGATACTGAAGGTGAAGATAAAGATTATGCTCACATTGGTAACGGATTTTATGTAAAGAAGGGTGATGAGAAAAAAGATGGTGCTAAAAAATACAAGAAGGATGACAGTGGAAAACTAAAAGCGGTATCTGATTCTGATTATGAAAAAGAAAAGCAAAAACAAGGAGAAGAAGGAGAAGAAGCTGCTAAAGATTCGGAACAAAACTCAAGTGGTGATGGAAGTTCACCAGAAGAAGAAAAGGAAAAACAAGATTCTATAAAGAAAACTTTTAATACTCCATCTCAAAAAGCTCAAAGAAAAAAAGAAAAAGAAATTGGAGATAAAATCCAAAAAGAAAAAGAAGATAGTCAATCTGATAAAAAAGAATCTAAACCTAAAAAAGAATTTCCAAAAAAGGCATTAAATAATAAATGGGAAGGCAAAACAACAGAAGAGATTATTGATTCTGTTTCTACTTCAAATGACCCTAAAGTTATTCCAACAAAAGGTCCTTCAGATGTAGCAAAAAGAACATTAGAATCAAGAAAGGTTGCTTTTGGTGGTAAAGCTGGAAAGGGAGGTGGTGATACTACTATTCAAGAAGAAATGACTAATATGGGTAGAGAGATTGTATTTGGAAACCCTAACATTACAAAAGAAGAATTAGCAGAAAAAATATCAGAAAGAGTAAAACAAGAGTTTCCTGATAGTAAGGTTGCTGGAAATGCTTCAAAACTTAAAAAACTATCTAATGCTTCAGTAGCAGGATTTGGTTCAGCTAAAAAAATACAAAGTAATCCAAAATTTGATTTTAATCCAAACCAACCAGATGGATATCCATCAAATACTACTGATGGTATTCTTGTTAGAGATACCTTAGCAACTCAACTTAGAGAAGCAGAAGAATCAGGTGACCAAGAATCGATTGACCATGCTAAAAATGAATTATATGAATTCCAAAAAAACGCAGCAGATAAATCTATTACTGGTAAAGAAGGTGATGCTGATACTATTGTAATTTACAAAGATAGTAAAGGTAGAGATAGAGTTTGTTATATTTCAAATAAACAATCTTTAAATGACCAACAATCAAGTGGTACAATTGGTAGTTCTAAAAAATCACTTACATTTGCAGCCACGAGATTGGGGTTATCTGAAAACGAAAAACAAGATGTACTTACTATTGCTCAAGAACAATTTGATAAAGCGAATCAATTTGATGAAACATTTGCTCAAGGAGTTAAAGCAGCAGTTGAAAAACATAAAGAAAAATTATCTACACCACAGGCTCAAAAAGCTATGGCTAAAGCAGCACAAGCATTAAGTGGAAGAAGTAAGTTAGGTAAACCGAATAGTAAACTAACCCCTGCAGAAAAGAAAAAGAAAGAAAGTTATATAACTGATTCATTGAAGAAACCAGAAGTTCAAGCACATCTATTAGGATTAGAAGGGCCTCCGAATGATGATACTACTTCCAAAGAATACAAAAAATGGAAAAAGGATACAAGTGAACAATTCAAAGTAAATGGTGGTGAGTATTCAAATGAACAAATAACACACTCAGCTACAATGGTAACTGGTACTGGTGGTATTTCAAGAGGAAATCATCTTAGGACAAATGAAAAAGTAACTATTGTATCGAGAGATGTGCATTCTAAAATGAAAAAATTGATAGATAGTGGATTGAGTAAAGAAGAAGCTGCTTCAAAACTTAAAAAACAATTTGATAAACCAGATAAGAAGGGTGATGTAATGTATGGTGGAGTATTTGATGAATCTGATTTAATTGAATTATATGAAAATGATGGTTTGAGGGATATGGAAACTTCTGAAAGACAACGAGGTGAGGATATCAAAAAAATGCAAACTGAAACCGTATCAAGATTAGTTGAAAAAGATAAAGAAGAAGGACACACTCCTCCACCTGTAAATGGTAAGAGAACACAAGCTTATGTTGCTGGGTTCTTTGATAGGGTACATATTACACAAAATGTAGGTGGTACTGCGGATGGTAGAAAACTTACTGAAATGGGAGAACACTCTGTATCACCAAAAGATTATAGAAATGCATTAGCTGTATCAACTGAGTTCCCAACAGAAGATGAATACCTAAAAGATAATCCTGATGGAGATTATAATAAAGCATTAGAAGAACATTTAATAGGAAATGTTACTGTTGAAGGTGTAGAACAAGAACTTCATTATGTATCTACTGATGGTAAGAAAAAACATATTGGAACGGATACCCATAGAACAGCTGGAAAAATATCTAAAGTAGCTGGTCAATATGGAAAAGATTTACAAGAACAATTAGCTATCCAATCTAAAAAATCTTTAAATAGTTAATAGCCTAACCCCTCGTACATAACTCTAATTCGATGTACATTACTTTTAGTTAATATTTTAACATTTTCGTAAAATCCAATTATATTTATATACTAAGAAAAGTGGGTTAAGAAAATATATGCAAACACAGTTACTTTGTACATTTACATCTAAGGCAGAGCTACAAGATACACTTCAACTTATTCGAGAAACATACCATATAGTTTATAACTATATTTATGTTCTGCAAAATAAGGGAAACCTAGACGAGCTCTTTATTACCTATAATATAGATACATCTGTAAAACCAGATAGACCACTTCAGGATACTATTTTGGTTCATAGAAAGAAACAATCTAATACTCTTTATACAATCAATGCACTTAACGAATTAGTTAAAGAAGAAAATAATGGTGTATTGGATAAAAAATTCTCAATAGATTGGACTAAATTTAAAAATTCAATAATTGTTACCAATGTAGAGGGAACAAAAAAGATTTCTACACGAATCTTCGAAGTGATAGAATTTAATCAAAAATAAAAAGTTTAATATTTAAACTAAACAGGTTACATGACAGACTACTCAAAATTCATATCAGATGAATCATCTGAAACGAAGGCTCTTATAAATAAAATATTAAATCATCCTTTACTAAATGATGATAACCGAAAATGGGTAAATCATAGAGATAGAGAATTTGATTGTTCCGATGGTGGGTGTATTGATTTTTATGAGGATACAATAGAACACTCAACTATGGGTGTAACTTATATTGTAAAATTACTTCAAAAATACAAACCAAAAAGAATATTAGAAGTTGGAATGAACGCTGGTTCATTTTCTATAATAGCAAAATTAACATTAGGTGATGTAAAAGTTTATACAGTAGATAGAGTTTGGGAGTTTATTGAAAGAGCCGAACAAATCAATGAATTTTTCGATGAGAAACTAATCACTTTATTCCATGGTAGTTCGGATACTCAAGAATTTAGAAATTGGACTAATAACTTTACTCCATATGATTTTGCATGGATTGATGGTAATCATACTGAAGAAACCTCAACCTTTGATATAGAAACAGCTATTATTAATAAAGTTCCAATAATTGGATGTGATGATTGTGGGCCTGTTATACCAACTGGTGTTTGGGATTCTGTAAACAAATTATCTGATAGAGGGTTGGTAGAAATTGTATCTGAATCAAAAATAGAATCAGTTGTAGGTGCTATTACAATTGTAAAAAATTTAAGAAAATAATTCACTTTTTGCTTGGATTTCTCATTTATTTTTCGTATATTTACATAGTAAATAAGATAAGATATGACTGAGAAACAAGTAAATAAAATAATCAAAGAAATTTTTCCAAAGATAGAGAACCACTATGGTTTCTCAAAATTCCAAGAATGTACTCCTTATGTAGAAACTCATAGAAATATCTATGAAAAGTATAGTGGTGAGGAAGGTGCTCAAGGTGAGGAGGATAAGTGTCACGCTGAATATTGTTCAATGATGAATGAAATCACAGTTTACTATCCTCAGATGAAAAGTAGAAAGATGATAATTAAAACTTTGATTCATGAATACATTCACTACTTACAATCTCCATCTTGGTTCAAACGATATTATAATATGGGATATCACTACAATGACCATCCATATGAGATTGAAGCTATCAGTTATGAAAAAGATTACAAATTGTTTATTTAAATAAATGAAAAAAGACTTGGATATATTAATATTTTTTCGTATATTTACATAGTAAATAAGAGTTAAAACATGAAAAATTTAAGACAATTAAGTAGAGTTGAGTTAGAAAAAGTGTTGTTAAATCCAAATTTCATTGGAGAGATTGAATCAATCAGTACAATGATGAACCCAAGAGTTCTTTACACAGTTCTTAACAAAATTCAGAAAGTAAATAAAATTAAACTTTAAAATATAAAACAATGGCAAAAATTATAGTTGATACTCAGTATTACGAAAATTATGGATTTCATGAGGGAACAACTCATTGGAAACCAAAAGGTGGACATAAGTTCACAATGGAAGTATCATCAGATGTAGCAATATGGACTGAAGATATGAAAGGTAAACTATCTAAGATAGTAGAAAAACAATCCAATGATATGGAGAGGTTTGAGTATATTGACCACGAGGTTATATTCCATAACCCAACCGAGTTATCATATGACTTGTTAATGAAGGAAATTGATATTAAAGATAGAGAATACGAGGTATGAGAATAGGATATAAAAAATTTAAAGAAATTAAAAAGTGGTATGGTTCATCTGATTTTGAAATCGGATATGATTCTTACTTTACTAAAGGTAAAGGAATAAACCTAAGATTTGGTTATTGGCAAAAAGTAGATTTCGAAGGATTGCAAGAAATACTACCACATTACTGTAAGGTTAGTGAAAACATCGTTGATGAAGATGATGATTGTGGAGTTCTATACCAATACAATATTACAGATTCAAGGATATATTAAAAAAAAAATAAAAAATATTTGGAATTGTAAAAATAATTTCGTATATTTGTATAACAAATTAAAAAAGTATGATAGAAGAAACTACACAACCTACTGAAAATGCAGTAGAATTCTGTGAAAGAACATATCCACAAACTTGTGATGAGTTCAAAAAAATCCTAGATGAAATGTATGTAACATTTTGTAAGAAACAAAGAAACTACGGACCAGGTAATATTTCAGTTGGTTCTCAATTAGAAACTGATGATGATAAGAAAGTTGCTTTAACTGGATTATGGTTCAGAAAGAATGATAAAATTCAACGATTACTTCAATTAGTTGTTAAAGGACAACCTGATGAAGTAGGAGAAAATATTCAAGATACTTACGAAGATTTATCCGTTTATGGTATAATCTCACAACTTGTACAAAGGGATAAATGGGCTAAGTAAATTGTTAATAAGTAATCACAAAAATTCGGTGTTTTTTGGGGTTTCTTTATATTTATATATACACCGAGTGTTAATAAGTTTGGCACTCAAAACTTTAAACTTAAAAAATAAATTAATTAAAACTAAAAGGTAAAAATCATGGCTTTAGACATTAACGCAATCAGAAGCAGACTGAACAAACTGCAAAACACACAAAGGAAATCAGATTCATTATGGAAACCAACACCTGGTAAACACCAAGTGAGAATCGTTCCTTACCAATTCGATAAAGATAACCCATTCATCGAATTGTACTTTCACTACAACATTAACAACAAAACTTACTTATCACCACAATCATTTGGTAGACCAGACCCTATTGTAGAGTTTGCGGATAAACTAAAAAGAATGGGTGATAAAGATGATTGGAAAGCAGCGAAGGCTATGGAGCCTAAGTTGAGAACTTTTGTTCCTGTTATCGTAAGAGGAGAAGAAGGTGAAGGAGTAAGATTTTGGGGATTTGGTAAAACTGTATATCAAGAAATCTTAGGTTACATTGCTGACCCAGATTATGGAGATATTTCAGACCCAACAAGTGGTAGAGATTTAACAATCGAGTACAAATCAGCAGAAGAAGCTGGTACTACTTATCCAACTACTACTATTAGAGTTAAACCATCAACTACACCAGTGAGTGAAGATACTGATAAAGTAACTCAATTTTTAGAATCACAAACTGAAATTACAGATTTATATTCTGAATTATCTTATGATGAATTAAAATCAGTATTAGAAGGTTGGTTAAACCCAAGTGGAGAAGGTGAGAAAGAAACTGTATCTCAATCTACCTTATCACAAAGTACCCCAGCTTCTAAACCAGTAGAATCTGCACCAACTACTACAACAGAATCTTCATCGAAGAAAACTGATGATGTAGCGGCTGCTTTTGATGATTTATTTAACAACTAAACCAAACTAAATGGCGAAAAAGAAGGCAGTAAAGGAGTTAGACTTGGCGGATATTCTGGCAGGTGAACTTAACAAACAATCGAAAGATTCCAAAGTAGCATTTTTTCTTAACGATGATGAAGCACCTACAAACGTAGATGGTTGGATATCGACAGGATGTGCAATGTTGGATGTGGCTGTTTCAAATCGTCCTTATGGTGGTTTACCCGTTGGTAGAATAACTGAAATCACAGGATTAGAACAATCAGGAAAATCATTAGTATCAGCACACCTCCTTGCGGAAACACAGAAACAAGGTGGTGTTGCTGTTCTTATTGATACAGAAACTGCAGTAAGTAGAGAATTTTTAGAGGCAATCGGTGTTGACGTTTCTAAACTTCTCTATGTTACGGCTGATTCGGTTGAACAAATCTTTGATTTTACAGAAACTATCATTGAGAAAGTTAGAGAAACTTCCAAAGATAAAATAGTAACAATAGTAGTAGATTCAGTTGCGGCTGCTTCTACAACTAATGAATTAGCGGCAGATTACAAGAAAGATGGATATGCTACTGATAAAGCTATTATTATCTCGAAGGCAATGAGAAAGATTACCAATATGATTGGTAGACAGAAAATCTCATTAGTATTCACTAACCAACTTAGACAAAAGATGAATGCTATGTTCGGTGACCCTTGGACTACAAGTGGTGGTAAAGCTCTTGCTTTTCACGCATCTGTAAGATTAAGGTTAAAGAATATGGGACAAATCAAGATGAAGGTAAATGGTAAGGACAAAACAGTTGGTATGAAAGTACGATGTCAAGTTGTAAAAAACAGAATGGGCCCACCTCTAAGAGCGGCTGATTTTGAAATCTACTTTGACAGAGGGATTGATAACTACGGGTCATGGCTCGGAGTTATGAAAGAAAACAAATTAGTAAAACAAGCTGGTGCATGGTATGCATATGTTGATACTGAAACTGGTGAAGAATTTAAATTTCAATCAAAAGATTTTATTCCTTTGATGGATGAGAATACTGAACTCAGAGAACAGATTTACAAAAAGATATGTGAAGAAACAATCTTACAATATAAATCTGATACTTTAGATATCGATAATATGGAAGTAGATACTCGTGGTGCTGGTGTAAATGAATAGTTATGGACAAAAAATTATACACTATGTTGAAAAGTAGTGCTGAGGCTGATAAGGCCAAAGCTCTACTTTCTTTAGAACTTCTTGGTAATAAAGCAGTTGGAATTGGTGACCACTCTACTGAAGATTTCTACAAAAACGCAGAGGAAGCTCTGATTAAGTTAGTAGATGCTGATGATAGATTAGGAGCACTTGAAAAATACTTTAATACTAAAGAAGTTTTATAATGAAAGAACTATACAAAAACATTTTAGATTCGGTTGAAACCGATAGAGAAACGAATATCAATAGACACAAGAATTCTCGTGTTTTAATTATTGATGGGTTAAATACATTTATCAGATGTTGGTCATCCATTCCTACAATGAATGAAGATGGTGACCATGTTGGTGGTGCAACTGGTGTTCTCAAATCGATTGGATATGCAATTAGACAAACTCAACCGACTCGTGTTGTTGTAGTGTTCGATGGTAAGGGTGGT